GTTGGTAAACGATAGTTTGCCGCTCGGGCCTTCTCGATGTCAGTCATTTTTTTGGGAGGTTGACAAATAGGTTGACAAGCTTAAAAGTTGTCTTATAGTTATATGATGTTTTTTTAATAAAATCAGGGGTTGACGTGGTTGACAAAGACTTTAATTTTTCAGAAATTGAAAAAGAAATTGAAAATTATAGCGCGCCAGAAAAAACAAAAAAACAAAAAAAACCAAAAGAAAAAAAAGAACCCGGCGAAAGAATGAGGGCCAAAAGCATGACAACCGTGTCAGATCGGCACCTTTACCGCCGGGCCTATTCAGAATCGCAGCTTTTAGATATTTTGGGTATAAATTTTAAAGATGGCGAATGTTATCACTGCATAACGGGCGGAAATGTTGATGCGCTAAGTTATTTGAAAGTAATTTTAAGACAGCAGGATCTTGAATATTGTCTTTTTTCCACATGGTGCATGGCCGCAGATGATGTTTTGGATATTGAAACTTGGCTAAATGAAGGAAAAATAAAAAAAATTGATGCTTATGTTGGGGAGATCTTTCCAAATTCGTATCCTTTGGAGTATGCAAGATTAATTGAAATAATCCCAAAATATGGCGGCCGGGTTGCGGTTTTTAGAAATCACAGCAAAATTTTTGCCGGTTATGTGAAAAAGTTTTATTTTGGAGTTGAAACAAGTGCAAACATAAACACAAACCCGCGGGTTGAAAATGGATGCGTGACAATTGGCAAAGGAATTTTTGATTTTTATTTTGAATATTACAGCGGGATAAAAAGTATAAAATGAATATTATTTCAATGCGCCAAATTGGCGAACTTCTCGGAATAAGCAAGCAGGCGGTATCAAAGCACATAAAGCCAGATAAATTAATTCAAGAAAATGGGAAAATCGATCTTGATAATCCACAGAACCAATTTTATTTAGAATCAAAAGGAGTTGATTTATCAGTTTTTGGGGTTAAAAAACAGAAAAAACAGGCCCCGGCAATGAAAAAAAACGATGATCCGGAAGAAGAAAAAGAAGAAATTGAAAGAACACCGCAAGCGAGAGTATTTGCAAAACTGGAACTCCAAATTAAACTCGAAAACATAAGATCAAAGCAAAAAGACTCAGAGTTGAAAACTTTAAAAATTCAGGAAATGAAAGGGATCTTAATTCCCCGGAAGATAGTTGATCAATTAATTGGAGATTTTTTCGGTCGCTTCAATGAAATGCTTTTGATAAAACCGAAAGGAATTATTGGAGATATCAAAGCGGAAGTGAAAGATGGAACAGATCAAACCCTGATTAGTTATTTGCAAAAAGCTTACATGATCGAACTTGAAAAGCTACTGCAGAACGCAAAGAAAAGATATTTAGACGCGATAGAAAACCAGATAAAAGAGATAAAAGAAGATGGTAAATAAATACGGACAAAAACCGTATAAAATAGAAAAGTATTAAAAACATACGGATAAAAGCCGTAAAAGGTAAAATGGAAAGAATCGAAGATCTTGAATTTCAAAAAGAATGTTTGGAGTGGTTTTTTGAGAAAGTAGAAAAATCTATTCCCCAGGATGTTTATATTTTACCGTCACAATGGAATGAGAAAAATCGAATACTTACAAGAGAATACAGCGATTATGCCGGAGTTTTTTCCTATGATCTAACTCCATTTTGGCGCGAAGTAATCGATTGTTTAGCGGCACAATCAGAAACTTCAGAGGTTGCAATAATGAAAGGCGCTCAGATGGGCGCGACGGTCGCGGTTTTAGAAGCATATTTGGGATATTTGATCGATATAGCGCCATGCCCGATTCTTTATACAAGCGCGGATAATGAGCAAGCGCAAGACAATATGAGCCAGAGAATTGATGCAATGATCAAAACAACGAACATTGCATACAAAATCAAACCCACCACAATAAAAAAGAATTCCAGAAAAACAGGTGACACCAAAAGAGAAAAGGAATTCCCCGGCGGATTTATTACGGCAATGGGAGTAAAAAACCCCGGCAAGATCCGACAGAAAGGTTATAAAGTTTTATTGATGGATGAAATTGATGAATACGCAAAGGATTTAAAGGGCCAGGGATCCGCAATTTCTTTGCTTGATGCAAGAACGCAAGCTTTTTCAGTTGGATCTAAAAAAATAAAAATATCCACTCCTACAAATGCCGGAAATTCAAACATTGAAAAGGCCTACAATGACGGGACAAAAGAAAATTATAATGTTCCTTGCCCGCATTGCGGAACCTTTCAGGTTTTAGAACTTGGCGGCGATTCGACACCGGGAATTAAATTTTCACGGGATGAAAACAAACAATTGATCCCCGGATCTGTATATTATCAGTGTGTTAATGGTTGCAGAATCGAAGAACACCAAAAAAAACAAATGCTTATGAAAGGGAAATGGATCCCAACGGCAAAGCCGAAAAGAAAAAATGTGAGAAGTTTTCAAATTTCAAGCTTGTATTCAAACTTTTTGACATGGGAAAAGATTATTGAAAAGTTTTTAAACTCCAAAGACAACAAAAACGAGTTGAAAGTTTTCACAAATAATGTTTTAGGATTGCCATTTAAGGAAATAGTTCAACCGATAAAAATATCAAATATCCAAAGCATGAAAAGACCTTACGCGCCTTTATCAATTCCAAACAAAATGGCTGAAGCTGATGGAAACGGAAAAATCATTGTTATTACTTGCGGAGTCGATGTAAACGGAGATTATAACAAGCCGGATGGATGGCTTGCCGTTGAAATTAAGGGCCACTGCCAAAATGGACAAACCTATTCAATAGCAAAAGGACAGATTTTTGGAAACACAGATGAAGCCGGAAGCGCCTGGAAAGCACTGGAACAAATAGTAATTTCACCGATAAAATCGGACGATGGAGTTGATTATTTTATAAATTTAACCGCGGTTGATATCGGGTTTAAGCCACTTTCAGGATTTTACTTTGCTTCATGCGTTCCGCGTGTTGTATGTGTAGCGGGCGACAATATTCACCGGAAAAGATCCCGGATCTTCTTTAAAACTCGAACCGCAAAAGGCGACAGATATACACTCGACACGGTTTATTATAAAAACAATCTTGCGGCTTCATTAAATCGACAGTGGATAAAAACCGATTACGAGCAGCCGCCGGGATATTTAAACTTTCCGGACAGCAGAGAAAAAGGCGGTTTTGAGGGGTTTAAGTTTGAAAATCTAATGGTTGTAATTGCCGGGCTTGGTTACGATGAAGATTATTATAAATGCTTTAAAGCGGAAATTCCAGTTATTGAAAAAGATGATCCGGAGAGTGAATTTGGCGAAGTTGTATCATGGCAGAAAATACACACGAGATCACCAAACCATTTTTGGGATTGCAATGTTTATAATTTTGCGGCGCTTGATATTTTTGTTCAGGAAGTGACGGAAAAGTATTTTGGAATCAAAAAAGCAGATAAAGGCACGATATTTAAGCTGATTTTAAAAACATTGGAGCAGGGGAAACATTGGCACTAATGAAAAAATTGACAGGATATTTAAGCGGATCGGATTCTAAAACTTTAGAAAACGGCAAAAAAGCAGACATAAAAATAAATATTGACAAACAAAAACGATTGATGCAAAATATATTTGCTCCTTCTTCTTCAGCTGAAGGCGGGAGCGGTTTTATTAACTGTCCCGTGAAGTAGAAGGAGTTTTTAATGAATGAATTAATCAAAATTAATCAGGGCCAAAAAGAAGCAGTCAGCGCAAGAGATTTGCACACTTTTCTTGAAAGCAAACAAGATTTTTCAGACTGGATAAAAAACAGAGTTGAAAAATTTGAGTTTATTGAAGGTAAGGACTTTTCCATAATTTTAGGGGAAAGTACTGGCGGTAGGCCAAGCAAAGAATATTTTTGCACAATTCAAATGGCCAAAGAACTTTCAATGGTAGAAAACAACGAAAAAGGCAAAATTGCAAGAAAGTATTTCATTGAATGTGAAAAGCAGTTAAAAAAGGTTTTTGAAATTCCACAAACCTATTCACAGGCGCTTTTGTTGGCGGGAAAACTTGCAGAGGAAAACGAAAAACAAGCAAAACAGCTTGAAGATCAAAAGCCGAAAGTTGAATTTTATGATAGGATTATTGACTCAAACACTTCAATAAACATGCAGGAAGCCGCCGGAGTTCTTAATATTAAAGGGCTTGGAAGAAACAATCTTTTTAAGATGTTAAGAGAAAAGGGGATCTTAAATATAAACAATATTCCATACCGGGAATATATTGAAGCCGGATATTTTAAAGTTAGAGAAACGGTTAAAAACATAAAAGGATTTGAAACGGTTATAATTGTAACACTTGTAAATCAGAAAGGACTTGATTTTATTAGAAAAAAAATAGAGGAAGCATGAAAAAGTATGTTGTTTTTGATATCCACGGAACAATCGCGGATGTATCACACAGACTTCATTTTATTGAAGGAAAAGAAAAAAATTGGGATGAATTTCACGCGGCCGGCAAAGATGATCTTCCAATTGAAAGCATGATCCGGCTTTTAGCAATAATAATGGAAAGATATCCAGTTGTTTTTTGTACTACAGGCCCGGAAAAGACAAGAGCCGAAACGGTTAAATGGCTTAAATCAAAGGTAGGATTTTACACAAACGATGATATTGAATCAATTCCTTTGATAATGAGAAAGGATAAAGACTATAGACACGATGAAGAAATAAAGCCGGAACTATTGAAAAATGCCGGGCTAACCCCGGAAAATGTGCTTTTTATTGTTGAAGATCGCGCAAGAGTTGTTGAAAAATTAAGAAAGATCGGTTTTAAAGTTCTTCAATGCGATCCGGGCCTGTATTAATTTTTATCTTGACAGCGTTTTTAAAATAATTTAAACTGACTTGCTTTAATCGCTTTTTCAAACAAAAAAGAGTTTTAGAGGTTTAGATGTAAATGGCGACACTTGCACAACTGGAAACAAGATTAGCGAATGTTCAGGCGGCGATCGCGGCAGTTCAGAGCGGCGGCCAGGACTATAAAATAAATGATGGATTGATTGAAACATGGGTACGCCGGGGAGATCTAAGAGCGCTTTATGAAGAGGAAGCGCGCCTGGAAAAAAGAATTTCAAGAATATCGGATTCCGGAGGGTTTATTGCAATTTAACTTGTTTGGAATCGGAAAAAAGAAAGAGGATAAAGTTGCAAAAATAGCAAAAGAAAATTTTATTAAAGGCGCCGTATCGTTTTTTGACTTTCTGAATTCATATCACGGATATTCAGGAGATAAAATTGATTTTAATTTTGGCGGCTTTGGGAAAACACGCGCTTCAAACAATCTTAATTTGTATGGATTACAGACAAAATCAGAACAGCTTTACAACGAAAATCCTTATGCCGCTTCAATAGTTAATAGAATAGTAACAAAGACAGTTAATGCCGGGTATGGTTTAAGATCTACTCCGATAAAAAAAGTTTTGAACTTCCTTCCGGAGAATTTTTTAAAGGAATTTAAAGAAACTTCCGAAGCGCTTTTTTGGCTTTGGAGCGAAGATAAAAGACTTGTTTCAATTCAAGAGGATAAAACATTCGGAGAAATTCAATCACTTGCTATGAAGTCAAGCTTAATTTTTGGAGATTGCCTTTGCATTAATTACTATAATAAAGCAACGGGCCTCCCGGTTGTAGAGCTTATCGAAGGAAAACATATTAGATCGCCTTATTTGGCCAGAAATATTATTGATGGTATTGAATATAATCCAAAAGGACAAATTGAAGCATATCATGTTGCGGAAGTTAATGTTATAACCGGAGAGGAAAAATTCAAAAGAGTTTTGGCAAAAGACAGATCCGGGAAATTAAGAGCATGGCTTGTAAAGTCCGGAAATTCACGCGTAAACAATGCAAGAGGAATCCCGCTTTTAGCCGTAGTTCTTCAAAATCTTAATGATGTTGGAAGATATCTTGATTCGGAGCAAAGGGCCGCGCTTGTTAATTCCTATATTGCCGTAGTTCACCAAAAAGATGCGGATATGCCGGACAATGTTCAAAGGTTTTTGGCAGCCGGAACCGATCATACCGTAACAGTTCAAGAAGATACAGTAACGAAAGATCTTAATTTTAAGAAAATGAATCCGGGCTTTTTTGCAACGAACCTTGAAAAAGGCGAATCGATAAAGAGCTTTGATACTTCACGGCCTAATGTTAATTTTGGATCATTTACCGATATTGTCACCAAACCAATGTTTTATGTTCACGGGATCCCGCCGGAAGTTCTTAAAATGGAATATAATTCTAACTATTCAGCATCACGCGCCGCGATAATAGACTTTGAAACTACAGTTAGAGAAAAAAACTATTATTTCAATGGATCACTTTCCGCGCCTATTTATCATAATTGGCTTGATATGATGATTTTGAAAGGTGAAATAAAAGCGCCCGGATATATTGAAGCAATTAATAATGTTGGAAAATGGCCGATAGTTGGCGCCTACAGATCGCATATTTGGCGCGGCCTTCCAAAGATTAATATTGACGGATTTAAACAAGCAAAAGAAAACGAAATTAATGTCAGAATGGGCCTTACAACTTGCGAACAAATAGCGGATGAACAGTTTGGAACGGACTATTTAACAAATATGGAACAGAGAAGAGTTGAAGCAAAACTTGAAAAAGAAATTGATGACATTAAAGGAGTGAATGATGGAAATATTAGCGCTGAATAAAGAACACCTTGAAAGCTTTGTTGCTTTAATGGGAAAATATGAATCCGGGGATCATAAAGCATTTATGTTTATCATAGAAGATAAGAAAAAAGCCGTGGATCTAAATGTTGTAAATGGAGTTGCAAAAATAAAGATCACCGGGATTTTGGGCAATTCATGGTATTATGATACTGAATACCAAAAAATTATTCAGCAGACAATCGAAGCGGAAAACCGCGAAGATGTAAAAAGCATTGATTTTATTATTGACAGTCCCGGCGGGCTTGTTTCAGGTTGCGAAGAGTGCGGAAGAATGATTGCACAAACGCAAAAACCTACACGCGCCGTTGTAAAAAATCTTGCAGCTTCAGCGGCTTATTGGTTGGCAAGTCAAGCCGATAAAATAGTTGTAACAAATGAAAGCGCTCAAGTTGGATCAATTGGGGTTATGGCAGTTGTTTACGATTATAAAAAGTATCTTGAAAAAGAAGGAATTAAGGAAATAAAAATTATTTCTTCCAATGCCCCGGACAAGAATCCGGATCCGGCAACAGAGAAAGGATTTAAAAAATATCAGGTCGAAATTGATAAACTTCACGAAATTTTTGCGAAAAATGTTGCAAAAGGAAGAAAATGTGATATTTTAAAAGTAAATGAAGAATTCGGCCGGGGGGGCGTTCTTTTTGCAATTGAAGCAAAAGAAGTTGATATGATAGATGAAATCAGCATGGAGATTGAAGGACTTGAGAACAATAAGCAGGAGAGCAAAACAATGACAAAAGGAAATGAAAACGAAAAAACAATAACCGCCGCAGATCTGGAAGCGGCAGTTACAGCGGCAAAGGAAGAGGGAATTAAAGCAGAAAGGGAAAGGGTTAAAAAGCACCTTTCATATCTTGGAAGCGCCAAAAACGAAACTATTTTGGCGAACATTGAAAACGGAAGCGAATTTTCCGCATGTGTTGAAAAATACGCAGAGGAAAAATACGCGAAGATCGAAATTGACAAAAGAGCAAATGAAAACCCGATTCCGGCAGCACAAACAGGCCCGATACCTATAGAAGAAAAGCCGGAAGAAAAAAGTGCAATTAAAGCGCACAAGGAAATGTTTGGAAAGAAATAGTTTATTACTTTAAAGAAAGGAGTCGAAAATGACAGAATCAGTTTCAAATGTTAGCTACATACTTGGCGCTAACAAAATTGAAAGTCTTGTGGTTGAAGGAGTAGCGGCGGCAGTTATCGCAAAAGGAACCCCGCTTTCTTACAACAAATTGACCGGAAGATATAAAGTATATCCCGGCGGAGTTGAAACAATCGAAGCAATTTGCGCAATTGAAACAACTATTCCGGAAGCCGGATATGTTGAAACAATTTGCAGCGTTGCAGGGCTTTTTAATGGCGCGGCGCTCGTTCTTCCTTCCGGAGTCACTCTGGATGTTGTTCAGAAATCAAGCGCGGCCGCAATTGCAATCGCGGTTAAAACAGGCGGGAACATAGGAACGGGAGTTGCGGGATCGGTTACACAGGGCGACCTTGCTAAAGCGGGAACATATCGCCTTGTTTGTATTAATGCGGCAGTTTCGGGATCTGAAGTTTTTGCATGTTATGATCCGGAAGGCAACCGCCTTGCAGATCTTACCGTTGGAGTTGCCTATGACAACGGCCATTTTGCAGTGAAAATCGCGGACGGTTACACTGATTTTGTTGCAAACGATGGCTTTACAGTAATTCCGCAGGTAAATGCGGCAGGATCGCCCCGGATGCTTATGGCAGCAAAAGGAATGTTGACGGACGATGTAGTCCAGATGAAAAGTTAGTTGAAAATGTTATAAATTAAAGAAAGAGGAAAAAAATGAACACGAACACATCAAACCGTACCTACTTTGCGGGTTTATTCGAACAGAAGAAAAGACCTAAAAAGGGACTTCTCGCATTTCTTGTCACTACCGCCGCAATGATCTTCAGCGCGGAAAATGTTGAGTTTGATTTTGTTACAAACCGCAGACTTGTAGCAAAGGCAAAACAAAGAGAGGGGTCATACACTAAAAACGGATCCGAAATTTTCACAAACAAACCCTACACCCCGCCGATGTATAAGGAAGCAAGGCCCTATACAATTGACAATTTCAGAAAGAGGGTGGCGGGCGAAACAATCTATTCAGAAGAAGAAGTGAAAGCGCTTGTTATGGACAAGACAGCTGAAGATCTTGCAGACCTTTCCGACAAAATTGACAGATCTATAATACTTCAGTTCGCCTATGTTCTTCAGACCGGAAAGATCCCGTTTAAAACAGCAAAACTCTCCGAAAAGGGAGTTATTGCAGACCTTGACTATGAGTGCCCGGTTGCGCATTTTGCAGCGGCAACAATTAAATGGACTGAAACAAATGCAACACCGCTAACAGACCTTGAAAACAGGTCGATACTTATTCAGAAAGCTTGTGGCGAAGCGCCGGACACCATTCTTTTTGGAACCGAAGCTTGGCAGCTATTTCTTGCAAATACACAGGTTAAAGCGGAACTTGACAACAGGAAGATAAACAAGGGAATAGTCGGCCCGCAGAATCTTGTTATCGGCGGCGCGGCCCCGGCTAACATGGAAAAAGATGGCCTGAATTATCTTGGATATTACATAATTAATGGTAAAATGTGCGGACTTTACGCATATTCAGACTATTATCTTGATCCCCAGGATGATACAACGGAACTCCCCTACATTAACGCAAAAAATGTTGTAATGTTGAATTCAACAGCGCGTTATAATGTGTACTATGCCGGGATTAATAAGATAATTGAAACACCCGCCGAAATGAGGGACTTTCTTCCGGATGCAAGAATAACCGTAATTGGAAGCACTTCAGCAAGTCAGCAGTATGCAACGACAGTCCCGGATCATAATACTGGAACAGTTGAATTAAGACTTGAAAGCGCGCCGCTTGTAGTTCCGACGGATCATAATTCATTCGGATCGATGCAGGTAAAAGACTAAAAGGAGGATCCTTTGAAAAAGTATGTTGTAAAAGTTTCAAGCTTGACCTACAAAGGCAAAGCACTAAAAAAAGGGAAGGAAATAAACCTAGATGATACAGCGGCAAAACCCCTTTTAGATGCCAAGTCAATTGAATTGGTGAAAGCAAAAGAAACTCCGATTAAAAAGGAAAAATAAAAATGACGGTCGCGGATGATCTGAAATACAACCTTGAAAACAATATTGATTCAAAAGAAATCACTATTAAAAAAGGCGAAGTATCAAAGACCGTCCGCGGCCTTTGTTCTTTTCACAATTTGGAAATTTCCCCGGACGGCCTCCCGGTCAACGGAACAAATATCCACATTTTAGTTGCAATATCGACGCTTTCAGAATCGTTTGAAATATACAAAAAAGAAGATCTTATTTCTTTTAAAGGTTATGAAGTTAGATTTACAACTTCAGCAGGCCGGGAGATAGTAACTAAAATAAAAAGCACCATGCCGAATTATATGAAAGACACCGTTATTTTGATATGTGAATTCAAGAGGGATTAATGAAACTTATTGCCGGAAGATCTTCACTTTATGCTTTGAAGGTTGCGATTGCAAAAATAATCCTTGATGAATTGACAGATCAGAGAAATCAACTCGAAGCACTTGCAACAAAAACGGCTTTTCAAGCATATTATTTAAGCGTTTTGGAAAAGTATTTTGTTGAAGATGAAGATGGTGATGAAGTTTTAAATTTGTTTGTCGATCGCTACAATAAGCCGGATATTGCAGAATTGCCTTTAATTAATTTAGTTGTTGAAGGTGATGAAAATAATGACAACGGAACGATTCAGCACACAAACACAGAGATAAATTTTGAAGTTGAAGTTTATGATGTTGCAAGCGGCGAAGGCGAAAGTGATGAAGATGCAAGCGACAAAGTTGAATTTATGACAGGGATCATAAGAAATATTTTGGAAACAAGCACACTTTCCGGAATTCAGCACAAAAGAGTGATGCGGAGAAAATTCAATTACAGACCGTCGGAAGAAAGTTCAAATGTGACATATTCAAGCGTGATTTTATTCGTAAAATATATTGAAGATGTTTTTATAAAATCAGATCATGTAAAAGTATCAACTAACTATACAAAGTTTAGAGGAAGATTCTCTTTAAAAACAGATAATTTAGAGGTTTAAAATGACATTAGATCCAAACACAATTGAAAGCGTACAAAGTTACGATCAGGGATTTAAGCTCCCCGATGCGGCCGGTTTTGTTCTTCCGCAGAAAGTAGCTATTTTTTCACCGATCGCAACCGCGAAACAGTCCGGCTTCACGGCCTATGATGTTCCTAAAAGAATAAATTCATATGCGGAAGCACTTGAACTTTATGGAATATGCCCGGCAACAATTCTAATGAGAATTTTGAAACCCACTACAGGCGGCGGCCTTAGATCGGTTCCGGTTGATGTTTTCCCGGTAGAGGATGAAGATGGCGCTACAGTGGCGGCGGGAAAAATAACTCCGACAGCAGCCGCAAATGCGACAGCCGCAAATATTCACTATATCAAATTTAACGGAAGAAAATCGATTGAAGGAAGATATTGTTCTTTTTCGGTTGCGTTGGATGATACAATTGCGTTGATATGTGATAAAATTGTTGCGGCAATAAACGGATTTTTGCACACACCGGTTGCGGCAACCGATGTATCGACAGAAGTAACCCTTGCTTCAGTATGGAAAGGGATCACTGCAAACAAAATTACAATTGAAATTGACACAAATGGAAATGATTGCGGAATAACTTATGCCGTAGTTGATCCGAAAGCGGCGGCAGGAGCGGCGGCAATTTCAACCGCACTTTCAAATTTTGGGGAAACATGGTATACAAAAGTGCTTAATGTTTTCGGATCCAGTGTTTTTGACACTCTTCACCTTTTTAACGGGATACCGAACCCGGAAACAGGCGGGACGGGCCGTTGGATGAATACCGTCATGAAGCCTTTTATTGCCTACACAGGATCAATTGAGGGTGATATTGCTACACTGAAAGAGCTTATGGAAAGCAGGACGACGGACTTGACAAACGAACTTTGTCCGGCCCCGCTTTCTCCTAATTATGATTTTGAAGTTGCGGCGGCTTGGATCGTTGAATTGGCAGCAAGACAGAACAGCAATCCGGGATTATCAGAACTTGACGCGCCGTTGGTTGATATATCCGGCCCGGAAGATGGAAATGTTGGAGATATGAAAGATTTTGACATTAGAAATGATCTTGTTTTGAATGGATGTTCAACTTCAATTTATAACGGATCGCAGTATATTATCAAAAGCGCAATCACCTTCAGAAGGCCAAGTTCGCAGCCGCCTACTCTGGTAGACTTCAAATTTGACAGGGATATAAATATTGACCTGAATGTAAAACACAATTACAGAATTCAGGAAGACACACACTTGAAAGGCAAAACACTTGCAAAAGATACCGATGTGCTTGATGCTGACGCGCCGGTTATTAAGCCCAAAGATTGGCTTGCTATTGTTTTGACAATGATCGAAAAGCTTGTTAAAAAGGGATGGCTTGCGGATTATGGCTATTCAAAAGCAAATACAACAGTCGCAATAAGCGAAACAAACCCGAACCGGATTGACACCGTTTTTAATTACAAAATAACTGGAGTCGCAAGAATTATGGCGGCAACCGCTTATAAATCTTTTAATGTAGGCAGTTAAGTTTTTAAATATTGAAAAAAGGAGAAGAAAATGGCAGGAGATATACTGGAAATCAAAATTGCAAGCACAGGAAGCGCCGGATCAAAAACTTTCAAAGTAAAGCAAGGCGAAGATTATAAACTTGATCTTGGCGGCAGATCTAAAGAAAGAAGAATGAATGGAGATGGAACCGGTCACGCGGTCAGAACCGCTAAACCCTGGATGTTGGAAGATATTCAGCTTGCGGTTGCAAATGTCACAGATGGAATTGAATTTCTGCAGGATGTTCAGAACGAAAACGAAGATGCAATTATTACGGTGACAATGCTTGACGGCAGAACTTACAAAGGAAACGGAAGCATTGAAGGCGATCTGAAAGAAGGAACTTATGAAGGTTATGTTTCCTTGAGTTTTGCAGGGTCCGGAACACTTGACAGGATAGTTGGATAATGAAAAACAAGATAAACAAAGAAGTTGCAATTTCAGAACTTGATAAATTTTTGTTTGAAGTAAAAAAAATAAACAAGGAAACTCTTCTTTCCGGACAATACGGCGCTTATGTAAAAGAATGTTATTTGCGGATGATTCAGGATATAGGAAACGGCTATTTCTATTTTAAAGATGATAAAATTGTTCAGGTTCTTGATTTTGAAAGCGGCGGAGTTAAAGAATTGATTTTTAATTCCAGATTCAAAGCAAAAGATCTTTCAAGACTTTCAATTTATCATCATAACGATATTGATGGCCGCAATCGCGAAACAGTTGCAATATTAACAGACAGCGCCGCCGGAATAATAATGGATCTTGATTCTAACGATTTTGAAAGATCAAAGAGGATCGTAGAGTTTTATTTTTTAGGATAAAACGATTTTATAAAGATAATCCGGGGGCCGATGCTATTTTGTCAAATACAGAAATTGTCAAACAGTGTATTTTTAAGATCGCTTCAAAGTTTTTTATTGAAAAAATCGAAGAGCTTTATTTTGATGATATCGATTCACGCGGGCTTTTTTATTGGATTGAAGGGGTTGAATATCTAAATGGCCAATTATAACGCGTCCACAATTTACCGGGGAATTGATAAAGCGTCCCCTGTGATGGATAAAATGGCAAGAAATGCACTTGCTAACAGTCAAAAAATAGAGGGTGCGTTTGGAAGGATGGCGGGCAGAGCGGGAAAGGCGCTTGGGAGAGGAGCGCTTAATGTTGCGAAATATGCAGGGGTTGCGGCAGTTGGCGCGGCTACTTATGCAACAAAGCAAGCAATCGGAAATTATCTTGAGTTTGAAAGCGAGATGCTTAATGTTAAGGCCATAACCCGCTCGAATACCGCCGATTATGATAAAATGACTCAAAGCGCTTTGAACATGGCGAAAAAGTCAGTTTTTACCAGTTCTGAAGTTGCACAGGGTATGAAGTACCTTGGAATGGCCGGATGGGAAACAAAAAATATTATTGCCGGTATGCCGGGAATTCTTCAGCTTGCGGCGGCTACACAATCAGATCTTGCACAAACTTCCGACATGTTATCCGATTCAATGACAGCATTCAGAATCCCCGCGGAACAGGCCGTCCATGTTGCAGATATTTTTGCGGGAACAGCAACCAGAACCAATACAAACATGGAGCAATTGCAAGAAGCGATGAAAAGCGCGGCCCCGTCGGCGGCACAATTTGGTATAAGTATTGAAGAAACAAGCGCTATTTTGGGAGTAATGGCAGATAGCGGAATAAAAGCAACAAGAGCCGGAACGGCATTTAAAAACATGACTTTAAATTTAGGCGCGCCAACTAAAGCAGCGGCAAAGTGGCTAAAAAAACTCAATGTTGAAGTGGCAAATGAAAAAGGAGAGCTAAATAATATTTTAGACATTATGGACAAAGTAAAAGAAGGGATGGCTAAATTATCGGAAGAGGACGCTCTGAGGGCTAAAAAGGCGATTTTCGGGAAAATTGCTCAAGAGGGAGTCAGTGCGGTTTTGGCGGATCAGGAAGGAAAAGTCAGGAGACTTTCCAAAGCTTTTAAAGAAAATATCGGGGTTGCGGCGGAAATGGCAGAAGTCCAACTTTCCGGAGCAAGCGGAGCCGTAAAAAGAATGACTTCCGCGTGGGATGCTTTTTCAATTGCAGCGGTTCAAAAATATTCACCGGCTTTGCAAGGACTTGCGGAACATTTAACCGCTTTAATATCCGCGGAACTTGGCGAAACAGGCAAAACAATACAAAAAGGAAATATAACGAATTTAGAGGAAGGAATAAAAGGCAACATTATTCAAAGTCCCTTCCCGACGATATCAGATAAAAGGTTCCAGAGAGGATATGAAAGGTATCGTTTAGAAGAAAAAAAGAGAGCCGGAATCCCAATTTCAAGAACGGAACAAATTCAAATGGAACGGCTTGATCTGGCGCCGGTTAATGATCCGGAATCAAGAGCATTATTTGAAGAAATGTATAAAGCGGAAAAAAGAGGATCCGGGAAAAGGGCCGCGGAACTTGGAGAAAAAACGCAGGAAGTTAGAAATCTTTACAATCTGGACGCGCAATTAAAACAAAGCGCGCCTTCGCCTTTGGTTCAGCTTATGGAAAAAGTAACAAAAAACGAAAATATAATAATTTTAAAAGCGCCAAAAGGAATGATCGAAGCGCCGGAAAAATTGCCGCCAAACATTAAATTAGTGGAAACGATGTAAATGATTAAATTGGTTAGTGATAAAACAACGGGACAATTATCAGCGATTGGAAAGATTGAACTTGACGCGACACTTGAAACACCAATTTTTTTAAGTTTATTCGGCGGCAATGTTGAAGGAATTACAACAAATGAAAGGCGGCCTTCCGGGGTTGAGAATCCGGATTGGTTCGGAAATCTTTATTTACAGGAAATGAAAAAGCCGCTTTTTAATTCAAAGTTTGAAAAATATCTGAAAGAAAATCCGATAACAAGCGGAAACCTTATAACATTAAATCAAAAAGCTTTGGAAGATCTTGAGTGGATAGTAAAAACAAAATCAGTCAAAAGTTTTGATATTGTTTTTGAAATAATCGGATCAAATGCAATAAAAATTGATATTACAGCAAACAAGCCGAATAATGTAAAAAGTGAATATTCTTATTTATGGAGCAAATAATGGCACTTAGCAGTCAGGAAATTGAACTTGTCAAACTTATTGTAAATGGTGTATCGGCAGAGTTAAAAGCGGAAATATCAGGAATGAGCAGACTTTTTGATTCAAGAGATCGGAACATGTGCGAAAAAATAGAAAAAATGGAAAGAACACACGAAACAAACCATAAACAACACGATAAAAGAATTGTTGCAATTGAAAAAAGCTTGGCTTATTATATAGGAAAGGCGGCCGGTGTTGCTTTAGTGGTTAGCGTTTTGGGTAGTATTTTAATAGCTTTGGTTCAGATTTGGGTGAAACAATGAGGACAACTCGGAGCATTATCAGTTCAATAATGGCGAGCGCCGTTAATGAATTAAAAAAGGTTCTTCCGCTTTTTAAGGAAGCAGATCCACTCGATAAAACCGCGGAGCAAGCCGTTTCAATTGCAATTGGCCCGGAAATAAAGCAGCTTGAAAGATTAGCAATCGAAGCCGCAAAACAGGGATGCCCGCTAACAGCAAGCAGCAAAAGAGATAGTTCGATCGGAAGTATCGAAGATTGGGGCTTTTTATATCTTCAAAGATATCCAAACGCGGCAATTGGCGGCCGGTATAAAGCAATTTTCACAGGAACGGGAACAGCGGCGGCAGGAACGCAATACATTGAGCAAAATACCGGCTTTGTATTTATACTTGAAGCGGAAGTTTCAGGCGCCGGGGAAGGAATTGTTCAAAGTGTTGGCAATGATGGCGAAACCCTTTTAAATATTGACACTGAATTATTTGCACAGCAGACAACAGGACTTGATCAAATTATTAAAATATCTGAAATTTTGACATATCCGCAGGATTCGGAAACAACAGCAGATTATCTTGCAGCGGTTCTTGAAGCAATTAGAATTACTCCGCACGGCGGCGCCAAAGGTGATTATATAAGATGGGCCAAAGAGATCACGGGAATTTATAAAGTGTTTCCATATACCAGGATCGACAGCGCGAGCGTTTATTTAATGCAATTAAGGACGGATGATAATTTAACCGGAGCAGCGACAGCGGATCAAATTGCGGCAGTTGAAGCAAAATATTTAGCTGAAGATGTTATGGCAAGCGGCGAAATTGAAGTTTTAAATGTATTAAACCGGATCTATGATATCACGGTCGAAGGTCTAACGGATCCGACAAAAGAAAGCGCGGTTAAAGATGCTTTAAAAGTTTATTTTGATGCAAAGTTTCCATTTATTTCCGGGATTGATAATGAAAACACTCGAACCGACAGAGTAACAAAGGCGGAAATTGGGAATGTGATTTATCAGGCAGTTTTCCCGGCTTCTTTTTCGGATGTTATAATTGAAGTTGCAGGAAATCCTGTAAATGATGAATATCTTCCAGGCGGAACGATCGGGACAGCAGAGGTAAATTTTGACTAAAATAATTTCCGCGGAAAATATAGATTTTGGCAAAGTTGAAGAATTTCAGCCAAAAACAATGAGCGGGAAAATTACAAATATCGGAACGGAAAGAGTCACGATATCCGGGCTTGTTTCAGATAATCCTAAATTTATTGCAAATATAACAGAAAAATTAATGGAGCCGAAATTTCCGGCAAGTTCAAACATTTATTTTTTAAATGCGAAAAAAACAATTCAGTCCGCAAGCGGAGTTATTTCAACAACGAACCTTGGATTTGGAAAAGCCGGGATAACGGACGCGGATGGAAAATTTACATTTAAACCGGTAATGTTGGCGCTCACTTTAACCGCTCCGACAGCCGGAACAAAATATAAACTTTCGGAATCTTTCAATGTTACATGGACAAGTTCAGATATCACGCTTATTAATGTAATTTTAGAAAGCGAATCAGGCGGTTATAAAAAATATTCAGATGTTGATGCTACGCTTGGAACGCTTGCGGTTGCTATATCCGCAAGTGATGGATTTAGCATTAATGAAACTGTTTATATTTATATTGAAAACACGCACCAAACAGTTGAAGACAACTTGCAAGTTGCAACGGTCGCAACACTTACAACGACAACACCTGTATTAACCGCAGGAACAGAAGGAGCAATCACAGGAACACACAACGGTGGCACGGGATATTTTGTTCAGGTGCAGTATAGAGTGGCAAGTCCAGAAGGTGCTTGGACAACTTTTGAAAATAATGTCGCGGTTGAAGCTGATGGAACTTGGGAAGCTACGGGAACGGTTGCACTTGCTGAAACATATGATTTCAGGGCAAGAGATACAGTTGATCCTGACGGACAGATACAGCTTGACGATGTTGAAGTGGCAAGCGGTGTTGTATCAACAGCATTGCAGATAACCAATGCAAGTGATGCTGCAATAAAGGGTGACATATTCTGCGGAACGAATTTTATTTTAGGTGATAATATTATTGTTTCTGGTATGACAAATTCAACTAAAATTGATATTAACGGGACTGGTTATCTGACAGGCGTAGGCAGCGGCACCGCTTATAAGAAATTTGTTTTATCAGTTGGCAAAAATCATACTGTAAACTGGATAAAATTTTATGAACTTCAAATTGGACTTGCAGGGTCAAAATCGCTTTGTGTCAACGGGGGATATATATACACAACAGACCTGCCGTATGTCGGGGGCAAATATGTCTCTACATTAAAAAAAATAGACCCTTCCGACGGCTCATCCTCTTCGCTCACATTGTCACAGGAGGGGGGAGTTGCTTTGGCATACGCATGTGACACTGACGGGACATATATTTATTGTTTTGGTGGAATCGGTGATTTATCGAAAGGTACTATTTGGAAAGTCACAGTCGCTGATTTTGCAACTCAGACAGCAAGCAAAATAACTGGCACTGGCTGGTTTAGCTCTGGTTTTATTGACGGCTCAATAGCATATTGCGGTTCACCTTATTTTAATTCAACTGACAGGGTTGATATGTCATCAATGACACTACACAGCTCCTACTTCTTATTGTCAACTCACGCAGGGCAAATGGATGTGTCATCAACAATGATACTTGCGACGGCTAATACCTCAGCCAATGGTAATTATTTTCGCATGGGGCTAAAAAGTGACATGTCCATTCAAAGTTACACCGAAAGATACACCGCATTGACAAATTCAATTCATCTGGGATGCATCAAATTTAACGGAACTGATTTTATTGCTTTTTTTAATGATGGGAGCAAATTTATAATAAGAAAAATAGCTGATTCAAACAGCTATTCAGCGGTTGGAAGTGATATTGATGTTACACCTAATTCGGTTGTTGCATTATCATCATCATTTAGCGGATTTGACTACGATTTAACACATTACTGTATATCAGCCAGTTTAAAAGGTGATATGGAAAGTGGATTTGGAAGCGATACCACATATTACAACGGATTTATTAAGTTGATAGAGAAATAAAAATGATAAACATAATAACACCGAATACAACAAACACCTTGAGTTGTGCAATAATAGGAAAGATAGATATAGCAAACGGGGACTTATAAATGATAACAACTGATATAATAGTAACAACTCCAAAGGGTAAAAGATGACAGCGGTTGTAATTACAAACCCGCAGGGGATTTAAATGTTTAGAGCGCCGGTAACAATTTCAGATTTTGCTGAAACAAGATATTATGGAGTTGTTTTATCTACTGTTTATATTCAGGCAATCGGAGTTGATCCGGTGTTTTTTGCGGTTCTTGACGAAATACCTGCAGAAAACGGAATTTATTGGGCCAATATTTACGCGGAAGATGAAGAAATTGAAGCACCGGACACGGAAACAGATTTTACAGCGGAATATCTTGCGGATGTTGATGGAATTATTGAAGGAATTTTAACGAGTGATTCAGACGCAACAACGGAAATTGAAATTGAATTATCGGGTGAAACAGAAATAAAAAACAATCACGGCCGCGCGATCGCAAAAAGACTTCCTTCCGGGATGGCTTGGCTTGGAGATTCGATAAAAGGATTTATCAAAGGACTTTCAACAGAATTAAGAAGATCGGAACTTGATATAAACAACCGCGCCAAAATTGATAATATGCTTTTTGGAGATAATTTAGATAATTGGCTTGAAGCGGTCGGACTGGATCCGCAGGAAAACAAAGAAGATATTTTAACACAGAAATTGACAGATAAATCCGGGATAACTCCGGCAGATATTACAGCGGCGCTTCACCTTGCGGGATTTACGGATCTTTATTGTTACGCGAATAAATTTCAAATAACAAACGATCCCGCGGAATTTGGAATAATGCAATTTGGAGATTTTGAATTTACGCCTTTTTATAGATTTTATTCAGTTGATCCAAGAAAGTTTGAAGAAAATGTTCCCGTTGTTTGTTTTGGCCCGGATATGCAATTTGGAGATTTTGAATTTACAAGATCTTTTTATTCTGCTCAACTGGAATTTGGAGATTTTGAATTTGGGCCGGCTGCTGAATTTGGCGGAGTTCAAAAAGGCGGAGATCTTTTAGTTGATGATCTTATTAATGACAGCGATAAATGGGTTGATATTCCGGACGATAGAAAAAAATGGTATAAATGCTTTTTTATTGCCGGGGATGAAAAATTCAGTGTTGTAGATCTTCCGGAAGATCAAAGAAAAGATTTAAGAAAGCTTTTAATTGAGCGGAAACCAAAAAAAATGTATGCGATATTATTCATTAATTATGCGAGGACTTAAAAAAATGAGGACACTTAAAGGACAAACAGTAGTAAGGGATGAAAGCAATCCTTCAGATTATCCGTTTGACAGGATTTTAAATGCAATTCCGGGAGTAAGCGCGGGAACACCGGGAGAGGAAAAAACATTCGGGGACATTCTGCAGGGCATTTATGAAGTTTTAAGGCGCGCGGGAATTACACCGGATGAAACACCGGAAAAAAAGGATTCAAGCCAGTTTGCGGATGCGGTTGAATTTTTAAAACCGGTTGCGATATTAAAACTTGGCGGAGGGGGAATAGGAGAAGTCGCCGTTCTTAATGCAAACGCAAGAGAGGGCTACACTTTTGAATATGTTGTGAGTTCATACTCCGACGTGACCTATACCGCTTCAAACAAACTTACAATTAAAAAAGATGGTGTTGTTTCAACAGAAAATTTTATCGTTCAAGTTTCGCCTTGTCTTGCAACTGGCGGTGCCGGAATAAACATAGTTGCAGCAAAACACGGCGCGGGAGATTCGGCCGCGTATTTTACCAATGATGACGAAAACATTATAATAAATGTTGCTTCAGATAGTCAGGCGGTCGCAGAAAGAACAAACCTTATAGCGACAATTTACAAAATATAAATTGATCAAAAATCTACTCTTCACAAAAAAGCTTGCATTTTTCGTCGTGCGTCCACATTTCACACCCTAAAGACTCCAAGCAATCCAAACACTCTTTAGATTCATACAGCGGATTGTTGCTGTAAACAATGGCCAAAAAATCTTCACAAAATTCGCGGGTAGTTTCAGAATGATCGCACTCCGGCAACTCCCTAATGTCACACCCGACTCGAATAAACCTTTCTTTGCTTGTTTCGGCTTGACATGAGAAAAAAAATAAAAACAAGACAAAAATAAAATACTTCATAAAACCCTCCATTAAATATATTTCTTAAAAGCGCGATCAATTTCTTCGCGCGCATATCTTGCAAAATTCTTTACGACAATAATTGTCGCGGGCTTGAGCCATTCCCTTTTTTTCAAAGTTATTGATTTTTTAGAAAAACTGTAAATTTTTGTCGCGTTCCGGCGGCCTTTTATAAACTTTCCTGAATTGACTTGATAAATTCCCCATTTTGATCCGACATATTTAATCCCGGATCGCTTTGCTTTTTTAATTCCAATTGCCAAACCCATTCGATTATTGAAAGGAACCTGAACAATACTCGATGAAACATTTTTAACCTGTTTATCCTTCATTTTCGGGCCAACAAAACGCGTTAAAAGTTGAGATCTTAAAGAAGATTTTTTATATTTTTTCTGTTCAACTTTTTCACCAAGTTCTTGTTTTCCAAGCCAGAAAGCGCCGATTTTTGATTTTGAAGTTTCCTTAATATCGCCGACACTTCCAACTTCAGTTTGCCATGATCCGGCAATTATTTTCGGTTTTGTATAAACTATTCCCTTTTGACTTCGTTTAAGGGTTGCGGAATTTTTCCACTTAAACCGGTTTTTAATAGTCCATTCTGCCTTTTTCTTTGTTTCAAACGCTAATTTTTCGGTATATCCTTTAATCGCTTCATTATAAATTTTCTTTGAATTTTTCTGCAATTTCATAAATAAATCTTTGACTTCCGAACTGTCAACTTTGATCATTTTCAAAAATCCTCAAAAATTCTCTTGTAATATTAGCAGATATTTTATAAAATGCAACGATGGAGGATTAAATGGCTTATCAGGACAGACTTTCAAATTTTACAATCGAAACAGAAAACGGAGATCTTTTTGTTTTTGAATTCAGAGATCTTTCCGTTAAAAGGGATGAACAAACCGGAGTTTATGAATTTCAAGACGATATCCCCTATGTTCAAAAAGGTTATCACGGCGCGGAAAAACACACTTACGAACTATATCTATCCGGGCCGGATTATGATATTGCCGCCGCCAATTTTTGGGAAGCAACAAAGCCGGGAACACCTTTAACACTAAAATATCCTTCACGCGAAAAGGCCGTTAATGCTCAAATTTTATCAATTGAGCAGATAAACAATCACCAAAGCGGCGAAGGCGAAGCGATTTTCAGAGTTGATATTTTAGAAAGTTCAGTTCTCGAAAAAGCGACAGAGGAAACCACGCGCCAGGCCTATATCGGAGAACAATATAAAGTAGTTCAGGAAGCCAATTCAAAATATTACAGTCAGTCAATACCTTCGACACCAACGGCGCTTCAGAGAGCAAAAAACGCAATGAGAGCGGCAACCGCGGCAGTCAGCAAGGCCTTGATCGCTTATGAATACGCAGCGGACACATTAGCGGATCTGAAAAGTATTGAAAGAACATGTTCCGGGCTTGCAGACACGATCGAAACAAACGGAGAATTATTTTCACAGGCCTTTCAGGGTTATATTGAATTGGCAGTACAGACCGGGGAAAACTTGGCGAAAAATAGTTTTATTGATTATTTGATTGATCTTTTAAATCCCTTCAATGATAATATCGATGATAACTCAAAATTAATGTTATCAATTGCACTTTCCGGCGGCTTGGTTTTGGCGGCAACACAAACGACAGCCGATAATTATGAAAGCAAAAGCGCGGTTTTTGAAAGATCAGAAAGGATTTTTGCGTATTATCAGCAGATAATTGATCTTGCGGATCTTATTGAAATTGATTCAGATCTGATAATTCAGCTTAATGATCTTGTTAATTTGACGGCGGCGCGCCTTCAATTAATAAGTTTTCAGGCAAAACAACAGAGGACTTTTGAAACAATAAAAACGGAAGAAATTTATACTCTTGTTTATCGGCTTATTCCATGCAATTCAACGGATGATCTTGAAAGAGAAGTTGAAAACTTTATAAAAATAAACCGGATCGGCGGCAAGGAACTGTTTGAAATTGAGCCGGGCCGGAAACTTAAGTATTATCTATGAAAAATTACACAGTGCAAAAAGGCGACACCCTCGAAGGGATCGCAATAAAATTTCTTTACAGATCAGCCTTTGCATACAAAATAAAACAGGCAAATAATCTTCCAGACAACAATGTTTATCCAGGACAAACTTTAAAGATCCCGGAAGCGGAAAAGATCGAAGCAAGGGAATATCAGGGATTTAAAATAGTAATTGACGGCAAGGAACTAAACCAGACACCGCCGGCAACAATTCAAAACGGGATTAATACGATCGCACCGGGCCTTGAATTTGAACTTCCGGGAGAGCAGATCTTTGATTTTATTAAACCATACAAATTCAATAAAGTTGATGCTTATTTTGACAATTCAATAATGTTTTCGGGTTATATCTCAAAGATAGTAAATAAATCCGGAGCCGAAAATAAAAAAATAATTGAAGCGCATGGAAAATCACATTTACTTTCACGCGTAAATTATCCCGTTTCAAGTTATCCCCGGACATTTTATAACTTGACTTTGAAGCAGATCTTCACCAAATTTACAGATCTTTTTAATATTCCCTTCACTATTGAGCAAGGCGCGGAAAAGTTGGCAGGGGAAAAGTTTATTAAAGTTGAAATTGATCCGGAACAGAAAGTCAGTGATTTTTTAATTGATCTTGCGGGCCAGAAGGGATTGATTCTTTACGGTGACAGCACCGGCGGGATAGTTTTAAAAAATGAATATGTCAAAAGCGACAATATTTTAAACATTGAAAATTATCCGGCAACGGCGGAGTTCAACACGGAAACGATCTTTTCGGATTATACATGCTTAAAAAATTATGATTCGGAAGGAAATACACAGGTTGCAAGGGACAAAGTTCAAATTGATGAATTTATTCCCAAAGTATTTCAGATCAGCAAAATGCAAAAAGAATCATTAAAATCCATGATAAAAAAGGAAATCAAAACAGATCTGATAAATTCCTTCAAACTCGAACTTGACCTTCCATATATTACAGACATAAACGGAAATCTGATTGAAATAAACAAGCAGATCTATTTTAAGAATGAAAAAAACCAGATAAACGGAACCGAATTTATTATAAAATCGGCGGTTTATAGATTTACGGCGGCCGGAAGAGAAATATCAATTGATCTTTTTCCAGTATCTTTTTTAAAAGGGGAGTTTGAAAAGTTTTGGGAATAAAACTCGTTAAAAATATTGAGGTTAAAGACTCACAATCAAAACACGAAAGCTTCAAAGATGATCTTTCAACTGATAAAATATACTCAATTGCAGACTGTTTTCCGATACCGGATCAAAAGCTTTTAAAAGTTACATTGGAGGGCGGCGACACTTTATTAATTGCAGGAGAATTAATTGATACTTCCGGGCTTTTAGTTGGCGAAAAAAGATTAAAAGCAACTGATGAAAACGGTCAGGAAAAAATTTCAATGATCCTTCATAATGACGGAACTATTGAATTTAAAGGAGGATCAAAAGAAATGATAAACGCTTTATCAGACACGCTTTTAAGAATTTTGGAAAGGGCAAAATTGATCGATGAAATAATAAACGGACTTGCAACGGCAACAATACCAACGGCGCTTGGCGGAGCGGTTTTGTCAGCGCTTTATCCGGCTTATGCGGTCAAATATCCACAGGCCACAGCAAAAACCGCATTAATTGAAAGCGAAAAAGGTAAATTTGATGAATATAAAAAGGTTTAAAAATGGCACTTTCTAAGAGTTCAATGGCGGGCAAAATAGCGGATAAAATGGTTGCGGCCGGAGTTATACCGGAAAGTAAAAAAGGCGCCGTTATTTTAATATGGACTGAAATTTGTGACGGAATAATTGAAGAACTGAAAACAAACGGAGTTGTTTCAACAGCGGTCACGGGATCAGCGGACTTAATAACAGGGGAAGTAACGGGAACGGGATCTGGGAGCATAACTTGAAACATTGGAACAATTTTTACAAAAACTTTCAGGAGTCAGATCCTTCCAATTTTGTAAAGTATGTTTTAAGCTTAAATTTAATAAATAAAAATGATAAAATAATTGAAATTGGTTGCGGCAACGGGAGAGATCTGAAGCATTTAGGAAAGCATTTTAGCAATGTAACCGGGATTGATGCGGCAGAAATAAAAGACCTTGACTATATAAATCAGGATGTTTGCGAATTTATTAAAGTTCCGTGTGAATATGATGTTTTATATTCAAGATTCTTTTTTCACTCTATCCCGGCAGAATTAACAGAAAAAATAATAAAATGGAATAGAAACTTTATTTTCGCGGAATTTAGAGTTAAAGAGGATATTCCTGTTTTATTTACAGATCACGAAAGATTTTTAGTTGATCCGAAATGGTTTAGAAACCTTTTAATATCGGAAAATTATCAGGTTTTGAGCTTTGAAATTTCAAGAGGATGGTCAAAATATAAAAATGAAGACCCTTTGTTGGCGCGAGTTATTACAAAGAGAATTTAATGAAAAACGAAGTTTCAATAATAGTTAAAACATTTAAAAGGCCTGAATATATTGAAAGATTCATTGATTCAGTGAGAAAATACTATCCGGAAATAAAGATATTAGTTGCAGATGATTCGGATGAAAGCTTTGTTGGGGATCCTTTTAAGTTGTGGGAACCGGATAAAAATGTTATTTATTGGAAGATGCCTTTTAACTCCGGACTTTCTTCCGGGAGAAACTTCCTTGTTTCAAAGGTAAAAACTAAATATTTTATTTTATGTGATGATGATTTTATATTTTGCGAAGATACCAAGCTTGAAACACTTTGCGAAAATATCAAATTAGATGTTGCGGATATAATCGGCGGTTTAGTTGGCGGAAAAAACGCGGTTGAATATAATTTTACACTGCAAAAAATAAACGGAAAGCTTCACTATATCAAAAAGCACAAGTATTTTAAAAATGATCTATATTTTTACGATGTTATACCCAATTTTTTTATAGCAAAAACAGCAATATTGAAAAAAACAAAGTGGGATAATTCCTTAAAATTAGTTGAGCATAGTGACTTTTTTTTGCGGGCCATGTATGCCGGAATAAGAACAGCCTTTACAAATACGGTTAGAATTCTTCACGATCACCAGAACACCGATAACTATAAACAATATCGGAATGATGTTTTAAAGTATAAAGAAATGTTCATGAAAAAACACGGGATCACGGAACTTATAAAAAATCAGGAAGATTTTGAAAAGGTCAGAGAGCGGAATTTTACTTGCGAAGTTTATAAAAATTTTGCTTGGATGAATATTCGGGATCTTTCGTTTATTTTCAAACGACAGAATAAAAAACACTGGTTATCAAACGGAAACTTGCTTGGAATATGCCGGGCCGGTGACTTAATAGATCACGACACGGACACGGATTTTATTCTTCCAATTGAAGATCTTGACTTTGAATTGATTGAAGAAATAAAAGCGCAAGGATTTAAAATATTAAGAATATTCGGAAAAATTGAAACAGGGATTGAAATTGCAACGGTCAGAAACGGAGTAAAAGCAGATCTGTTTTTTGCTTACAGGATCGATAATAAAAGTTTTTATGTCAGTTGTTTTAAGGACACAAAGCAGATCAAATACAAATATTCAAATGTCAAAATAAAGTGGATTGATTGGGAAAATATAAAAATCAGCATACCGGAAAAGCCGGCAAAACATTTAAAAGAAAGTTATGGAGATTGGGAAAAACCGGACACAGCCAAAAAATGGGATTGGGCTTTTTCGCCTGAAAATATAATGATTGAACCGTATAAAACGATCGAAGATTTTAAAGAAAACTTTAACAAACTCGAAAAGGATCCCGGAAACGAAATAAAAAGCGAACCGGAAGCGCTTCAGTATCTTGCGGAAAAATTGGGAAATGGAAGAAACTTTGAAAGATTTATAAATGTTCCTGAAGAAAAAAGAGAAAAAAAGAAAAGTAAAAAAATAATAGATCTGGAAAGCTATGAAGATAAACTTGAGAAACACGGCAAAAGCGCCGGAATAATAGAAAGCTATGTTCTTAATATGGAAAATTGCAAAGAAAAATTTTTGGGCTTTGATCTTGAACAAAGTAAAACCGGTTTAACAAGTCAGGTTATCCGGCCCGTATCAGTAGAAACAGAAAGCATAAAAAAGTTGATCCGGGCGTTTAATCCCGAAAGGCCTGAAGTAAAAGCGAAAGAATTATCGCACCAATTAACATTTTCGGGAATATTAAAGAACGCGAAAGCGGATAAAGTAATAATATTTGAAGATGACACTACATTTACAGATGATTTTGACGGTCAATTAAAAAAGATCCTTGCAGATCTTCCGGAAGATTTTGGAGTTTGTTATTTGGGATGTTACATAAAAAGGAGATTTAAACTCCGGAAATATAGCGAAAATCTTATTGAATTTATTGAACCAACGCATAAAATTTGGGGATCACACGGAATAATTTTCAACAAAGTAATTTATAAAGAACTCTCAAAAGCGCTTGCGGATCCGGCAAGTTTACAAACAGATTGGGAGATTGCCAGGCAGATGATCGGAAAGAAAAGATGCTTTTTTGCTTGGCCGATGATCACTTTTCAAAACCCGGATCTAAATTCTGAAATTGGTCACGGCTTGGATTTTAGGAAAATGGAACGGGAAAACCCTGTATATATCGAAGCGAATTTAAATCTTTAATGGAGGAAACAATGACAAAAGAAACAATTAAAAAGATCACAGTCGCGGTTTTGACAGCTTTTGTTTTCATTATTCCGCAGTTTGCGGAAGAGTTTAAGGCAATGTCACAAGATCCGGAATTTATTCAGGCGGTAGGATTTTTGTCAGCGATATTTTTTGCGCTGATAACGAAGGCCCCGGATATCCCTTTTCTTAAAAACTTTTTTGGCAAAAAAGAGGAAAAGTAAATGGATCCAATTTTATTAAAAACACTTTTAGAAGCGGCAATTTTGGCAGCAAAAGAAGCGGCGGCGGAAATTAAAGATCAGGTTTTGAAGAAAAAGATCTTTGATTTTATCGAAAAGCTTCAGCAGTATGTAAGAGATCTGGAATTTGCAGTTAATAACCGGGATAAAATTATTAAGGACTTGCGGCACGAAATAGAGCGCCTTAATGAAATGATCCCAAATTTAAAGAGGTAAAAATGAAAAGAATGATGTTTATGCTTGCAATGACGATTTTGTTTGTATCTTGCGCAAGTACACAGTTCAAATTTGAAGATTCGGGAAAAATTGGGGTACAGGTAGCGATTGACGAAGAAAACAGCGCGTTTTGTGTTTTTGATGCCAATGTTTCAAAAGAAGCATTGAACACGGAAACAACTTGCTCTTTCACCTTAAAAAAGGACAACAAAATTTTTGCATGTGACAAAATTAAACTTTCAAATTTTGGCAAAAGCTTTAAACTCGAAACCGATTGCGTTTTGATTCTTGATCTATCCCCGGCGCCGCCTGAATAATTTCTAAAAAAATAAGTCCCGGATCAACGATCCCCGGAACCCTCCACCGGGGATCATAATTTTTTAAGTGTAAAAATAATTCAATAAAATCAAACAGTTAAAAAATAATCAGAAAAAAGAGAAAAAAAGAGAAAAAAATAATTGACAGAATGAAAAGAATAAATTAAAATCGTATAGAAAACTTTTGATTTGGAGGGGTCAAAAATGCTCAAAATTACAAATAAAACAATCTCAGAAACATCAACAAAGGATTTAGTTTTGGAGTTTCCGGATCCGCTTTTAACAACTCCGAAATGCCCAAAGTGTTATTTTAATATGGAAACCTTTTTTTTAAGATACAGAAACGGGAAAATATACATGAAACATGTTTGCAGAAATTGTCTTTTTTCAATGAAAGCGGCCTATATTGGAGATGTAAACCAAGCATATTTAGATGAATTTTTAAAGGAGAACAAAATGATTACAATTAAAGAAGTTAGTGTTTCAATTGATTCAGATGGAACACAGGAAGATCAGGAAGAGGTTTTGGATTTTGTGGCAAAATTAAGAAATTTAATACTCGTTGATTCAGATCAATTTTGCAAAGTTGATGTTTTTGTTAAAAATAAAATAGTCCCGGCTTTAGCAGAAATAAATATAAAAGGAGTTGAAAATGGAAACTAAAACCGGAATTATTATCACACTTGTTTTAATGTATGTTCAGCTTTTGATTCATTATTTTAAATGGAAAATGACGGCCGGAAAGATGGAAAAAACAATCCACGGATTAACAGACAGTTTGGGAAGGGAGATTAAAAAGAATTGGGAATTAAAAAACGGAGTAAAGCCGACTATTTCGAGAGGTCGGATAATTAAAGAAGATGGAAGCGAAGTAAAAAGAAAATGGAACAGTTTTGAAGGTTACGAACCGGAATGGAAAGCCGCAGGATTTGAGAGCGAAGAGGAATGGATGCTTTATATTAAAGAAAACGCGTGAGGTTTAAAATGAACATTTATTTATTTGAAAGAGAGTGGCCCGGATATGAAAAGGATGATGGATATGTTATCGCGGCAAAAACAGCAAAAGAAGCAAAATTTATGGTTTGTTCTTTTCCTGAAATTTATAAAAGGGATGGATGGACTTGTAAAAAAATAAGCAGATATACAGGAAAAAGAAAAAGCCCATTTATAATTTTATCATCATGGACAGGAGCGTAAAAAATGCTTAAAGGAATGATTATTGAACACTTCCGGGGTATAACATACCAGGAAGTTAGTTTTGAAAAGATCACGGAAATTTTGGGAACTAACCAGTCAACAAAGTTGTGGTTGCGGAACTGATTGTTATGTCAAGCAATACCGGATTTTGTTCCGAAGTTGCTTTTAGAAATCCAATTAAAATGGATCTTCCGGATCAGGAAACAGGAAACGGAAGAACCTATGATCAAAACCATTATTAAAGAGGAAAAAATGAGCGAATTAATGAGAGTAAAGGAGCTTGCAAAGGTGCTTGTGAAGAAAGGAAAATCAAAGGATATTAATGCGGCCCGGATTAATATTTACAATAAAATCCGGTATGGATTGGAACACGAGATTATTGATGGTTATGTTTGCACAAGTTTTGAGAAAATCGAAAAGTACGATAAAAGCACCAAAAAAGGCCGGCCGGTAAAGGTTAGAAAATGAGATTAGAAGATCAGGTTAAAGAGAGATCCGGCGGCAAGTGCGAACTTTGCAAATGGAAAGGTGTACACATGCACCATATCTTTCCGGGCCGGAAAAACAGAAAGATATCAGAGCGGATTGAAACCGTGATCTATCTTTGTAAAAAATGCCATGACTTTATTCACCACTGGAAAGGCTCGGAATTGATGAAGCAATTACAAGTTGAATCATGCCAGAAACTTATTGAAATTGAAGGAATCGAAGAAACAAGAAAAATCCTTGGTGGGTTATATTTTAGAAAGGAGTCAAAAATAAAATGAAAAGAGTTGAAATCAAAATTGAAGACAGGTATTTTAAGAAAATGCAAGAGAAAGCGGATCTTCATGGATTTAACTCCATGACAGATTTTATTCTTTTTTGTTGTCTTAATTCGACAATTAACTGCAGTATGGGGCCAAAAGAGATATTTGAAAAAGAACTTCCGGATATTAAATTTGCACACATGATGCTCAAAGATAAGATGATAAACGAAAGCGAATTTGAACGGATAAAAGCCGTATTAATTGAAAAACTTGAAAAATCTTCCGTAAAGCAGCCGTATAAAACAATAAAAGGAGCCGGGAATGACAACAATGTTTAAAATAGTGTTCCTTTTTCCAATGATGTTTGTTGCTTTATTTGGATGGATCATTGAACAGACCGGGAAGGGCTGCAAGAAAATATCTGAAGTTGCAGGAAAATTAGTATCAATTTACTATGATTGGGGGAAATAATGAAAGGTTGTGTGAATGTTCATGCTGACACTTACGAAACGATCCCGCTTAATAGAATATCGAAAATCTTGATGAATCAGAAAAAGCGGATCTTTTTGAAAACCTTGGCGGGAGCGGAGAGGCGCTTGAAAAAAACGGATTTATCAAATACATTGAAAGAATCGACGCTTCAGCAAGCAACATTTATAATCTTCAATTATCTTTGTCGGATAAACACAAAGAAATTTTAAGAAAAATTATAGGGGATTAAGATGGTAAAAAACAAGATTGGTTGGTGTGATACAACATGGAACCCCGTTTTTGGCTGTAATAACGGATGCAAATATTGTTACGCCCGGAAACTTTCCTTCAGATTTGCTAAAGAGTTTGGAAAAATTCACGGCTTGGATCCGGAAGTTTTTAGAAACTTTGAGCCGGTATGGTTGGAAAAGAATTTTAATAAGAAGATCCCAAAAAGCGCAAAGCATGTATTTGTCAATTCAATGTCAGATATTATGCACTGGAAGAAAGAATGGAAGGAAAAAGTTTTGAAAAAATGCAAAGAATATCCTGAAAAGAAGTTTTTGTTTTTAACTAAGTCCGCTGTTATGGACTCGATAAATCACAAAATAAGCAATGTTTATTTGGGAAAAACAATCACAAACCAAACCGATTTGATAGAAAAAAGCACTTTATTGGTTGACTTTATAAGCATTGAGCCGATTTGTGGAAGGATTTTCTTAAACATGGATTTTTTTGGAACTTTTAGCGGTGGATTAAAACAAATAATTGTCGGATCAGAAACAGGAAACCGAAAAGAAAAGATAATTCCAAAAGCAGAATGGATTGAAGAGATCCGGGAGTTTTGTCAGGCTAATAATATAAAGCTGTTTGAAAAGGATAGCTTAAAAGATATTGTCAAAAGAGATTTAATTCAGGAGCGTATATAATGGACTTACTTAATTTAACCGTCCGCATAGTAGCCCTTGCGGTTATTGTGTGGATTATTTGGGAGGTGTTATGATGTTCAACAAAAGAGTTTGGCTTAATCCTGATTCGAGTTCATCAACTGGATCAATAGTGTGCTTTTCTGGACTTGCAAATTGGACAGAAGCAGGAAGTGATAAACCCGCAAAATCAAGATTTGTTGAGATTGCAGATTGTCACAAAAAAGTCAGAATTCATCAAGGAGAAATGGATTCCTTGGAAGAATTCATAAAAAAAATAGAATTAATGAAACACATGCTTACAGAGT